TTGAATTTTTCTATAAATGTGTTCACAGATAATAATATCAAATCCAGCACCGTGACTCCATACTCTCTTAGCACCCCAACAAAATTTGTATAGCTGATTCATAGCATCAACTATGTCAATTCTGTTATCAGTGCTAAAAGCTTCATCTTGTGCTTCTTTGCTCTGCTGTGACCACCATTTAATAGTGTCTTCATGCGTGACTAGGCCAATCTTATCGCAACTATCCAAATCAACTTTAACGTAAAATTTTTCACTGTCTGGATGAACAATGTCATCGCCAAACGGATCAAACTTAACTGCGCCAATTGTAAGGATAGCTGCATCTGGAGATGTAGCCAACGTTTCTAAATCTATCATAATATCAGTTTTCATATCTGTATTATAACAGGTTTAAAAAATATTGTCAATACATTTTCTTTGGTAGTTCTTGTTCTCTGAGCTTTTTTGCCCAACGTGCTTTGGCTGCGCTGGCCTTGCGTTTACGAGCAGTGGTAGGTTTCTCATAAAACTCTTTCTTTTGAAGATCCTTGAGCTTACCGCTGTCTTCGACTTTGTTTTTGAATTTTTTAAGAGCTCGATTAACGTCCTCGCCTTCACGTAGGAAAACGGTACTACCGGTTAATCTTACAACATTATCCTCTCTCATTGTTGTCCTCGCTGTCTTGTGTATCATCTTCATCTTCATCTTCTTTCTTAAACGCCTCTAAAATCCAATCTAAGTTATAAATTCTGTTCCTACTAATAATGCCCCACGGTGTGATTTCATCGTTGGTCATATAGTAAGCGTTTGGCTGTGATAACAATATGCTCACAAAATTTTTAGTAATTGGGTCACAATTATCTATATCAATTATGATCCAATCAGCACTATTAGCGGCATTTAGCATCCATGCTATGTCTGCTTCGTCTGTGTCATACACATATACATTTATGTCTTCGTCTATAGCACTAAGCAAAGTTTGAAACTGAACTTTTAATTTAGTGCTTGGCTTCACTAAAAGATAACCCGGATTCATATTAAAAAGAGTATCCGGAGGTGTAACTAAATTAATTTTTCCGTAATTCATTTATTTTGTCGGCAAATTTTTCATGCTGTTCATGTGTATATATGCTAAATTGAGGTCCTGACTTTTTTATTCTATTAACAAAATTTATAAATTCTTGATCAGTTTCTTTTGAGACATCTATACCTTCAAATTGATCTATTCCGTATTCTCTATATAATCTATCGATCGGTGCTAATTGTGATCGACTAATAACCCTTTGCCATAAAGTGCCATCATCTTGTTCAGCGTTTTGAACGTAAACTATTTTGTCTTCACTATCTGCTGTCCGTTCTCTTTGATCATGAATGTCTTTTTTTTTGACTCTTCTTCTAATTCGGGTAATATTTTGTAAGTAGGTTCGTCTACTTTAACTTCAGTAGTGTCAACTGTCAACGGCTGTTGAACTTCTTCTGTAGAAGGAACCTTGTCTTCAACTTTGGCCACCATTGGTGGGACTTTTTCATAATCATCGGGATACTTAAATCCTTGCTTAAGATAGGGATGAGTATCCGGATGATGGGGAGCAGGCTCTTTAGGCTCATCCTTTGGAGTTATTTCTTCGTAGGTAGGAAAAAGATCATCTGCCTTTTCTTCTTTTGTAGGAGGTTCACCTACATCTCGATCTAAATCTGCGATTGTAGGATAAGCTTCTTGTTCTTTTTGTTGTCTAGCCCAACCAAAAGTCATTTGTGCTGCCAATAGCATAATAACTGCCAGTGGATCAAACACTGCCACAATCATAATAATAACCCAGGTAACTGCTTTTTCTAAAAGATTTTGATCTGGATTGTCGCCGTAAACTAATTTAGCAATGTACTTGAGCGGACCGACTTCTGCTTCAACTTTTCGGACTTCAGCGGCAATGGGGGCTCGTTCGGATTGTAGTTTAGCAATATTACTCTGTGCGTTTGTAATATCACGCTGTAACCTTGCTCTTTCTGCTTGTTGCTGTCTACGAATTTGAACTGATCGTTCTGCGCCTTGTTCGGTGTTACCTCTGGCCAAACGTTGATCGACCTGCGCATCCAACTGAGCAAGATCTTTTCTAGCAGATTCAATATTGTCACGTTCTGTTTTGATTTTTTCATCATAGATCGCAATCTTTGCTAATACGTCACCGCTGACGAGGTTTTGATCTGTGTGTGCCTTACTTAGGAAACCAAAAATGCCCATACTGGTAATTACCATCAAAACCATTACAGCAATAAGCATGTAAGATTTCATGAACCACGGGCATCTTTCCCAATTGGCTTTTAACCAACTCGCGCAAACTAATTTCGCAACTTCTAGTGTACCTCCCATAATATAAATGGGAATGGTAGCTGCAGCGAAAATAGCAGCCAATCCGATTACTGAATAATAGATTGCTACTGCTGAGATGGTGAGGCCGGTTAAAAGTAACAGCCAAGCTAAAATCATTTTATCCTTATACAGTAGATACTAGTTCAGTTCCGTCAAGTACAGATACAGTAACATCGTCATAAATGTCAGCATCGGTATCTGGTCGCTGAATAGTAATTTGTTCTACTTGTCCTGATTGGTTAGTATAACTCCAAGTATTCCACTTACGGCTGTAACCGCTTGTACCACCACGTTGAATACCTTGAACTACTAGATAACGTAGAGCTTTAGCAGTTGTATCAATAGTAACAGCACCTCCAGTTGTCGGAGTAAATGTAGTTACACTTTGACGAACTGAAGGTAGAACGTTATCATCTCTGTCGTATCTAATTGTAAATGCTAGTGCCGTTGGAACGTTATTAGCATTAGTAGTATCGGCGCTAGTAACTTCTACGTCAATAAGCTGTGCGTCAGCAAATTTTGATACTTCTTCAATGATAGCCTGAAAACGCATGTTTCCTCTAGCTAGTCTTTGAGCATTAGCATCACTAGTAGGTAAAGTAGTGTAGCTGTCCCAGTTGTATGGGTTTACAGCACCATTAGTAGGGCTTGCGCCAGACCATGTTGCTGTGCCACCACTCATTGTAATAACAACCCTATAAAAATCTGGGCTTAGTTGGTTAGCGTCTTGTTGAAATCCTGTAGGCATTTTTTGAGTTCCTCAATGTTTTTATTATTTATTCATTTAAAAACGATTAGGGCCAATAACACAGCCTGTACAAAGAAGCCAAAACCAATAGTAATAATGTTTAGCAAGTCTTTACTGATAACTGAACGTACAAAGAACATAAACAAACCGAGCCAAGTTAGTATAACGATATCAACCGGGGGCATTTTTTCAGTTAATCCGGTCAAAACTGCCACTAACGTAGGAATAGTAGCCATATGAACTAGAATAACCGCAATCCAACCCAATGTTTCTGCTGACAAATGAGCAATGTTTTCTTTGATATTGTCCATCATACGACGGGCACTAACTAAATTACGAAGAGCACTGAAATTCATTTTAATCCTTTACTTGTAAAAAATGTGTCCGCCAATAACTGCTACTTTTTCTTTCTTCCACTGTGGGTTTATGTGCTTGGCATGAAAGTACATAGCTTCTTTCAAACCCGGCAGTCTAAAGCCCTCTAATAGAACCTGCTTTGCTACAATTTCACTTTCTTTATATGCTGCGGCATGCTTAGGCGGCACACGGGCAGGACCTTCGCAATACCAGCTGAATTGGCATAAAACTTTGTCATAGACAACATTCTTTTGGTAAACCACACGGCAAATATCCGAGGGAAATACTCCGCTTTCAGAACGATTAATTGTGACCTGTGCCACGGCAACCTTACCCTCAAAGGGCTCTCCGCCTGCCTCATAATAGATATTACGGGCAAGACATTCTAATTGTTTATTACGCACTTCTGCTGTTACAGAACTCATCTTGATATTGATTTCCTTATTTGGATCAAGTTTGTACTTAACAGCCTTGTAGCCAATAAACCCAACTAACACTAGTCCGATGACTACAAGTAAAATTTTGATTAAGCGTATCATTTTTTCCTCCTTTACGCTGGATGACCAACTTTTTAGGTTGGTAGCTTATTTACACCTGTATTATCTACGCATTTTACTAATCTCTTTCGCCTCATCGTCTGAAAAGATGGGCACAGCATTAGATTTGTGCATAGTACCAATACCGATAATTTTAGTACCGGTATAAACTTTATCAGGTGCTTTAAGAGCAGGACCCATATCTTTTCCGCCATTTAGGCTGTGAATTTTAGGACCAGTATCTCTCCGATACACCTGAGCTTGTGTCGGCAGCATTACAGGAGCAGTTAGAGCTCGAGCTTGTTTACGGCTTTCTGCCTCTAACTTCCATTTTTTCTGTAATTCTTTCCAACTAGTTTCTAACTCACGAGCTTTACGAGCCTCGTCAGCATTTCGAAACTTCTGTTTACCTTTACGTTTTCCAGTGGTAGATAACCAAGGACCTTCAAGATGCATTGACATAGTTTTTACCAAAAGTTATAAACATAGCCTTTATTGTACTATGCTTCAAACACTATGTCAATTATTTTGAAATCTTTTTGCTACCAATTCTAACATGGGCTCATAATCTAAATTGCTTAAGATATTGCCCAATTCCATTACATGATCTTCGCAGTCTTGCCAATCATTAAGACCTAGCATTTCGTATATTTCTCGCCGGCTTACTTCTTCTTGGCGCATATGACATACCCAAATAACTGTAACAAAACTTAATGTGAACACTGATTCGTTTTCCCAAATACCGTTGTTCTCGCACCATTCTACTGTTCTGTTCAAATAATAATCAATGTCTTCTATTCTATTTTCCAATTGTGCTATCCAATGTTGGGTATCTTCTCTGGACCAATACTTTGTCATACTCTAAAACTTTCGCCGCAGCCACAACGATCTTTTTCGTTTGGATTTCGAAATTCGAATCCTTCGTTGAGTCCGTTACGAACCCAATCCATTTCAATACCATTGAGATAGGCTATACTTTTTCCATCAACGTAAACATGAACACCGTTTGATTCAAAAATATGATCTCCATCAAAAATTTTATCTACGAACTCAAGAACATAGGCAAGTCCAGAGCATCCAGTAGTTTTAACTCCTACGCGGATACCTAGGCCCTTGCCTCTACGCTGTAATTGTGATTTAATTTTTTCTGCTGCTGGCTCAGTTAGAGAGATCATGCTTTTTTCTATAGTCCTCTACAGCAGCCTTGATCGCGTCTTCAGCAAGAATTGAGCAATGTATTTTAACTGGGGGGAGAGCAAGGTGTTCGGCGATTTGAGTATTCTTAATAGATCCCGCCTCGTCCAACGTCTTACCTTTGACCCACTCCGTAACGAGTGATGAACTGGCAATCGCCGAGCCACAGCCATACGTTTTAAATTTCGCATCTGTAATGATACCTGTCGCATCATCTACCTTTATCTGTAGTTTCATAACATCACCGCAGGCAGGCGCTCCTACCATTCCCGTACCCACTGAATCATCGCTTTTGTCAAATGATCCAACGTTACGGGGATTTTCATAGTGATCGATAACTTTATCAGAATATGCCATTATGACCTCACCAAGACTTCAGTATGTACACCATTAATAATCATGATCTGTTTTGTGTATAATACACCATCAATAACGACTTGATTAGGCTGTAATATAATAGGAGGTTGCTGTACAACTGGAGCTGGCCTAGTTGCGGCATATACTACAGCACCTCCTATAATAGCAGGTACAACCCATCCGTGGTTTGAATGCCAATGTCTATGGTGATGATGCCCGTGATGCCAACGATGCCCGTGGTGTTGAGCAAACGCCATTGAGCTAAACCCTAACAATAGAACAGCTAATACTTTTTTCATAACTTACTCCTTGTAAGTATATAACGTATTTAGCCCGATTTTCGTTTACTTATTTTGATTCTTTACGGGCGTTTTTAACTGCCGTAACATCATTACGGACTTCTTTGCAAAGTTTGGCCAAGTCTTGTAGGTGCTTGCGGACTCGAGTGCCAGCAGCCCCGACTTCTTTGTCGTAAAACTTTTCAAAGTCATTTTCCATTGCTTCTGTAATTTTTGTAAATTCTTGGTATCTGTTTGTAGTCATTTTATTCTCCTTAATTTATATTGAGATTACGTTTCCATATTTCAATAGTTCTGTCTAGTCCGTCGTTTAGTTCAACCTTTGGACTCCATCCTAGCAGTCGTGTAGCTTTAGCATGAGATGAATTTAAAACATAAATTTCACCGTGACGTTTAGGCTTAGTATCCCAATTTACTTTACCTGTCCATCCTATTTTATCTGCTATCATACTTACAAGATGTTCGATTGAAACTGCATTATTTGGACCGGTACAAAAGATTTCTCCTCTTGCTTTTTCCGGATTATCAATTACAGTTTCATACAGATCGATTAAATCGTCGATCCATAAAAAATTTCTAAATGGTTTTCTATATCCTAAATTTATTTCTTTAGGATTTTTTAGCATTTGTGTAATAATTTGTTCAACTACAAAAAAATCATGATCTAATCTACCATAAGTGTTAGTTTGTCTAAAAGCAGTAAATGGAAAATTATAAGATCGAGCAGCATATTTAAGATATAGTTCACAACCTACTTTAGCTACCGCATATGGAGCATTAGGATGCTGAGGAGTATCTTCATCGAAGACAGGAATAATCCCTTCTACGTTATTGAGAATGTTATCACTTTCGGGTTGCCACCCATATGTTTCCATAGTTGAACTGAAAACAAACAATTTTAGATTAGGTAAATTTCTAGCCGATTCTATAAGATTTACAGTACCTGTATAATTTATTTCACTAAACGTTATAGGTTCATAAAAACTTTGCTCAACTTCTGTTCTAGCAGCCAAATGTATTATAAAGTCTGGATTAATTTCGTGTAGTCTGTTTTTGATACTGTTGTAATCTAAAAGATCACATGCTAAATCAAAAATTTCATGTTTTGTAGAAAGTCGAGTTTTGAGATAACCACCTATAAATCCCGACAGTCCTGTTATTAATATTCTCATATATTAATTTATCGTGAATCTAACGATCCTAGATTATTTTCTAACCAAACTTTACAATCTATCCAGTTTCGATAAATGTGTGCTCGTCCGCCTGACCTAATCCATTCTTCACAGTTACTTGTTCTGTCGTCGATTAAGATGTCTTCTGGACTACTACAGTGTCTCCATTTATCGTGGCTATATGGTCCAAAAAATACAGGTATGTTAGGAAAATGTTCATTAGCCCACCAAACTTTATCCTGAGCGGCCCAGGGCATGGAATAATCATGTGGCAGAGCAGTTAAGAAGAATAATCCAGAACCGGTCTTACCACAGTAATCTTTACACCAATTGACAAGATCGTGTGCTCCTGCTTTGAGCGGCAAGTGCCGATAAAATCTTTCTTTGGCTTTTACTTTATTCCAATCACTGTCTGGAATACGTTCTCCATAGTTCCAGTTTCTTTTTACGATGTCTCTAGCAGAGGCCATCCAATCGGCGACAACGTCGTCCATGTCTAAAAATATATTCATGAGTTAAGTATAGACTAATATTAAGTTACTGTCAACTTAATTGGCTATTACATCGCCGGACCCTGACGAGATAGCGCCAGCATCACAAGAGTCTCCAATTCTAGCTAAAGGAATATTAGCAACAAACACATTAGGAGATCCTGCGTTAATGGCTGCTTCGTGTTGTGCTGAACAACGGCGGCCACCATATCTATGAATTACGGTAGGGTTACCTTTACATTCAACTGGCTTATTATTGGCAAATACATTGGCGCCGGCACCAGTTGGGCCAGTTATAGTAGTTGACCCATCACAACCGTGTCCTGTAGAAACACTATCTCCGATTCTGGCTACGCCTGGCATTAGAATTCTTTGCCTTTTTCAGTAATTAGATCCATATAAGTTTTAACTGCGGCTAGTGCTTGAGCATACTTTTCAGGAGATACTGCATTTTCTTGATCTAATATTTTACCCTGCTCTATTAAGAATTTGTATGTAGAAATATTGCCCCATGTTTCAAACGGTCCTCTACTTCTAATACCAGTGGTTTCACTTAATTCTTTTAGTTTCTTTTGATAAGTTTCTATCGCGGTTTGTTTGTCTGCTAAAATAGTTTGTTTATCTTTAATAGTAGTAGAGTTTGATGCTACAGTATCAATGTCAGTGGCAATAGCATCAATGTCAGTGGCAATAGCATCAATGTCATCTTTAATTAATGTAGAATTTTTTGCCTGTATAATTTGTGCCGCCGCGGTTAACGTTTGAGTCCAGACTACTGCCGCTGATCCTTTACTAACTGTAGTAGTTGTTACTGATGGGGGAGTTCCGCTAGTTATAACTGTGTCGCCACCTAAGAATTCTTCTTCTGTTATAGTATTATTTGTTGTACTAATTTCAGTAGCTAAATCTGTTAGCGCGGTTGAAAGGGCAGATAATCCTGCAGCAGTTGCTTCTGCTGATAGAGCCGTTGCTTGTGCTGCTAAAAGCGACTGCGTTGCTGTAAATATCACTGCCATAATCTATCCTTTAAGTTACAATACTGCCTGCTCTTACAGGTTGTATACCAGTACTTTGATAGGTATACTGATCTGCGATTTCTTTAATAGTTTCGCCCTGTAAAATCACTGCTGATTTATTTATCGTAAAATCTTGGTCTGGATTTACCGTCATCATAGCAGGTGCGAGCCCTGGACCTTTTGGAGTCATAGCCAGCATCATTGGTTTTGACAATGTAATTGTAGTCATATCTTCTTTTACATATTTTCCAATTAGCTCGTCTCCGCTGATTAGTTTGATACTGACAGTGTCTCCAGAAAGGAATTTTGAATTTTGTAATAACATTATGCTGCCTCTAGTAAATGTTTGCGTAGTTCCGTAAATCCGCCTATTAGTTGTCCATCTAAGAATATCTGTGGTACTGTTCTAGCACCAGGTACTGCTTCTAGCAGTTCTTCTTTTGTGTATCCATCTCCGATCTTACGTTCTTCAAATTCAATGCCTTGCTGTTTCAACAATGCCTTTGCTTGATCACAATAAGGGCAATGATATTTGCTCCATATTACTGCTTTCATTATGTTCTCCTTTTGTTTTTAAATTGTTGGTAGTTCTTCGTAATCGATTGAGTCGCTCATGACTCCAATTACATAATTAGTTGATTCGTTTTCTTGTAGTGCTGTTTGTTTTTTGCTAGTATCACTGTGCTTGTTAAACCACGGAATTGGTGTACTCTTAGGAGCAGGATTCCAATATTTAATACCAATGTCTTTTAGTGCGGCTACTGCGGTATAGTCTACAAAATCCTTAAGAATGTTAGCGTTAAGACCGATCACCGGACCTTTCTTAAACAAATAATCTGCCCATGCCTTTTCTTCAGCAATAACGTCGTGATATATTTGTAAAACTTCTTGTTGGCACTCTTGTGCTGCTTTGGCGAATCTAGGATCTTCTTTGACTACTTGATTGATCATCCAAGCAGTCCAGCCTTTGTGTAGCAATTCATCTTGTAGAATCAAGCTGATAATGTTGCCATTGCCAATAAAGATTTTATTTTCTACCATTGCTAATGATGTAGCAAAGGATACCATAAAGCGGAATGCTTCTAGAGCATAGCTAGCATGTAAGGCCAGATAAATTGCTTTGATATGACTTTCTTCTGGACAGTTATATGGGTCATCGTCTGTTTCTTTGATACAATTAAACTTATGAAGATCATCATAATATTTTCCAACACTACTAGCCATAGCTACAATTTCTTCAGTATCATGGATAGTGTTGAACACTTCCTTAGGCACATTGTAGATGTTACGAATGATATGACTGTAGCTGCGACTATGAATGTTAGTTTCAAAGAATGTCCAGTTATAAACCAGTGCTTCGAGTTCTGGTAAACTTACGACCGGAGTAAAGATTTGACTTGGGCCGCGACCTTGAATACTGTCAAGAGCAGTTTGCCTAAGCAGGTTACTAGTGAAGATATGTTTAACCGCATCTGATGCATCCTTAAAATCATTTGCATCTTTGGCAAGACTAATTTCTTCTGGTACCCAAAAGAATCCCCGAGCTGTCTTTTCAAAATCAGCAATCTTGTTATACTTTACTTCTTCAAATCGTTGAATAGTTACAGGACCTGCCGGATCAAGAAACATCTTTCGACTTGTATAGTCTGTCTTTGTGTTTAAATTATATTGTTGTTTACTCATAGTTTACACGCTTCGCAATCGTCATCTAAAAATTCTTCAATTAATTCTCGTTCATTATGGAATCCGTTATAATGAACTTCTGGAGTTTTTTCTTCGTGCTTGGCACCAGCTTTGTTAATTAGACTGTAGTAAAAAGTCTTTATTCCCCAAAGATGTGCCTGCATCAAATTCTTAGCAATAAGGGTAGTTGGCACTTTCCTATCTGGAAAATGAGCCGGATTATAAAAAGTATTTGTCGAAATACTTTGATCAACATAGGCAGCAAGAACGGCTGCTGTTTTGATATAGCCTACACAATCTCGCTGATCCCACATTAACTGATATTTGTTTTTCAGCTTATGATATTCAGGAACAACTTGTGTGAAACTACCTGCTTTGCTTTCTTTAGTTGATATAAGACTCATAGGCATTTCAATGCCATTGGTACTATTAATAACTACAGAACTAGATTCAACAGGAGCAATGGCCATAAGTGTTGCATTTCTAACACCATGTTGTTTCATCTCTTCACGTAGTGCTTCCCAATCAAGTTCGGGAGAAAAGTCAGCTAGTTCGTTTACACCCTGGGCACGTCTTTCCCACGGAAATACTCCTCGACCATACCAAGTTTTGTCAGAGTCTTTACACTTACCTCTTTCTTTGGCCAATTCGACCGATGCTTCTGTGAGATAAAATGCTTGATGTTCCATCCAGCTTTTAACTTCTCCAAGCGCATCTTTCTCTCCATACTTTAATCCTCTCTTAGCATGCCAATAGGCTAGATTAGTTACACCAATACCAAGTGGTTGGATTTCATCGTTGCTTAGTTTACTTTGAATACTTAAGAAATCTTGGTAATCAAGTATATTACAGAGACTACGCTGTAATATCCTACAAGCACGGCGCATATCCTCTGGATTCCTGAAAGCTCCCCAGTTGATACTCCCAAGAGTACACAAAGCAATCCTGCCATCAGCATCATCGAGGCGCTTAAAAGGTTTAGTAGGTAAAAGTATTTCACAGCATAAGTTTGACTGATAGATAGTATGATACTCAGGATCAAAGGGTCCTTGGTTCATGACATTGTCAATGAACACTAAGTAGATACGACCTGTATCAGTACGCTCCTTTAAGATGCCGCCTTTGAATACATCTTCGGCATTCATTGTTTTCTTACGTAGTCCCGGAGTCTTTTCGTACTTAACATACAGTTCTTCAAACAGTTTTGTGTTTGAATAAAACGCCTCGTATAAATCCGGAACTTCGTTTGGATCAAAGAATGTTATGTTTTCTTTGTTTCGGAATCGTCTCCAGAAGAAACTGGTAAGCACAACCCCATAATCCATATGACGGACTCGGGTTTCTTCGGTTCCTTGATTGTTTTTAAGTACAATAAGATCATCAAACTGATGATGCCAAATGGGATAAAA